CCGACATTAGGATTAAATATAACATCAACAATCTGTTCATTAGTTACAGACGGCTCGCCTTCTGGTAAAATCTTTTTAAAGGCTTCAGCGGCGTTAGGATCAATAGTCAAATTTATTATAGAACCGTCTTTTGCTTCTATACGCATAATACGCTTTTTATCATAGATTTTTGGTATTAAATCTATGAGTATCTTGCCTGTATAGCGTATACCAATAGCTTGCCCGTCAATAAAATGATAGGTAGCTCTATCGCCTTGACGTTGACGGGCATTAATAGCGACACCTGATTTAGCGTTTTCATTCTCTCCCATTTGAGATTGATATTGGCCGCTAACCATCATCATTTCGTTTTGCGCAATCTGCATTTGTTGCACATATGCAGGAGAAGAAACAGGAGCCTCCATCCTCTTAGGAGGGCTTAACTTATTTCCATCTTCATCATATTCATTAAATGGCAGCCAAGCATGATTTACTGTGTTAGCTGTTCTATAATATTCTTCATGACCTTCAACAGCATCAGCAGAAACAACTATAGGTGTTTTGGTTTGTAATGCTCCAAATTCAACATTCGCTGAAGAATTGACGTTATAAATTCTTTGAGGATCGAGTAACGCGCGAGTATGCCCGATACGATCCATAACGCCATCAATAATAGTCTCGCGGCCAACAATACGAACAATAGGAATATACTTACCTAGCCAAGGCTTCTTATCTATAATTGTATTACCGGCAATTTTAAACCATTCTATTTCACCGCGAACAACGGGACGCTCGCGATATGTACGCTCGCTTAAAGGTAAATTGCTTTCTCTCCATTTAATTTCATTAAATATTTGTTGTCCATCTGCCCCAATTTCACTCCAAAAACCTTCAATTTCTTCGCCTGTTTCAGGAAGAATAAAGTAAACAAATTTATCATCTTTATTAGTCTTACGGAAATATTCGCAAACTCTAACATGAGTGTTTGTATACCAACCTTGACCATCAGAACCTTGACCAAATAAAGCTGTAGTACCACCAACACTATCTTTAAATTTTGGATATTTCGCATCAAACAAATCTTTAGCTTCATCTGTAAAAACAAAACCAAAATTCGCGTCAGAGCCGTCTACTTCATTTATATCAGGGTCTAAATAGACCGCGCGAGGGTCTTTAACACGTTTAATGTATATCTCTTGGTCAAAACTTCTATCATCAATATAATCAGTAACAACTCTCCAATAACCTATACCAGCATCAACTTGAAATTCTGAAGCACTATCGTAAATAGTTTCTGCATTTGAAATATACTCAATATGTCTGACTATTTCTTGAAATATCTGAGCAGCTTCAAAAGAAGCAGTATCGCCTACAGGTCTAATATTTACACCCGGCTTATTCTGCTTACCATCATTAACAATTTGAAGATTATGTTGTTTAGTTTTATTGATAGTTAAGCAAGGTCTATCGTTAGCAATTCTATCACCAACTACCCAACTATCCCACTGATACATATTAATGCTATCAGCATTAGCAAATTTATAATCATATTCAAAATTAGTTCTAGCTTGTGCTTCCCACTCTACACAAGCATGAAAACGCTTTTGAGCTTCTAAAACTATAGCTTCATCTTTACTAATTGAATTTCTATCAGACATTTTGAATTACCGCATCCAACCGTTATTTGTGGGTAAATTTAAAATTTTTCTCTCAGCACTACGTTTAGGTTTCTTACTATCTGTTTCAGTTTTTAAAGACAAGGCGAAAGTTTGCCAGCCGTCAGCACCATGCGACCAAGGCGTATTATGGTCGGGCTCTTTACTAAATGTACCAGTATCCTCATCTACTTTGTAGGCATAGCGTGATAAACATTGCCAGCCATCAGCAGTATTAAGCTCATCGAAATTACATAAAGGAAAAACGCTTCTCGCCGCATTGATACCCACACTCTTACGCGATGGACGTTCTACAACTATAACTTTTACCCCTGTAGCTTTTAGCTGCTTCTCAGGGGTAACATTTGAAAGTGTTTCAGCAGAGCCATCATGAGGTAAATAATGAGTACCATAAGTATAATTTAAAGATTGAAGATACTGAATATAGAAAGGCATCTTCTTCAAACGATCTTCGTAATATCGTATTATATTAAATTCCATTCCAACTCTTTGAATAAACCAAATAGCTGTCTTATCGTTATGCCCCAAGTCCCAAAAGGTATAAACAGGGCGGCTAGGATCATAAGGAACATGGCCGCGCCGATTACTGCTTAACACTTCACGCAATTCATCAGCATATATAGCACCTTCTAAAACTACCTTAGTTTGCCCTTCCCAAACTTCTAAATAGCGATTTTCATTAGCTGATCTAAGAACATTCATTTCCATTCTTAAATCAGGAGGAAACCATTTATTATCCCAATAGTTTACTTTTACAACTATCGCATATCTAACTCTTGTATATAAAGGATTATCACTTTCAGTAATTAAACTGCCATCTTTGTTAGAAATAGGTTCCCCTTTATCATCTACATACACATAATCAGGCATATAATGTTCTTTTTTAAGAACAGTTCTTACATATACTTCATCCGTATCTAAATCAGGATTATAAAAAAGCCAAAGCTCAGGCCCATTTCCAAAAGGCCCCCCGCGATCTTCTTCAAAATCCGATCTTCCACGAATAGTCGGTGAAAGTTTATCTAAGACTGTTCTAGATAATTTGTCAGCTTCATCTATCCATACAATATCAATTCTACCCAAAGATTTTACTTTATTAATATTGTAACGCAATCCCATAAAAAAGAAGCGACTGCCAGTTTTCTTATGAATTATTTCAGTTTTTAATATTTCAAATTCGTCAGCCCATCCCAAATCTTCAATGTTAGCTTCTAATGTAAATTTACTACTATCATTGATACTATTTTGTATTTCTCTACCGCATAAAATTCTAAGACGTTTGGTCCTAGCAAGCATTATTAGAGCACGCGCTCCATTTTCAGTTTTAGCTCCTCCTCTACCTCCATAAGCTACTTTCCATCTAGCACTTTCAAATAAAAGAAAGCCTAGTTTTTCAGGAAATTCTATTACTTGTTCTTCACTCATAATGACAATTCTAATGGCCTAATTAATTTTCCTTTTAATTTTTCAGAACGCTTTCTTTTACTTTCTTCAGAATGTTTTCTACCTGTTTGAGAAAATCGCATTTTTTCTTTAGTTTCATCCGAATGCTTAAAACCCTTCATTCTTTCACTATGAGCTTTTCCTACTGAAAGATTACGCTTTTTTCCAGTAATAGCTTTAGTTATCTTATCTTGCCATTCCTTTGATTTAACTTTGCCTTTATGCGCCATAGACATTTTAATTTTAGTTTCTTTAGAATGTAAAATTCCAGTTCTATTATCAGCAATTTTTAAAATATTATATCCGATGTCTCTATCATAACATTGCGTCCAGTCTAACCAAAATTGTTCACGATTTAACAGTATAGATTTATCTGTAACTTCTTCTAAAATTTCAAAAATGAAATTACATTCACCTGAAAAATTCCAAGCGTTTTGTAAATGAGAATTTGTATGATAGTTATTATTTAAAAGTCTTTTGTGACGCGAAAAGCGTCGATTAAAATCAAAAGCACTTCCAATATAAAACTTACCATCAATCCTATTTAAAATTCTATAGATGCCTGATTTTTTCATCATTGCCAAAGAATTGTAATATCAGCAGGAGTACCACCAGCAGTAGTTACACAAATACCAGTAGTAGCATTAGCTCCTACTGGTAAAACAATCTGAGATAATGTACTAAAAACACCTATAACTGTTCCAGTACAAGTAGTGTTATTATAAACAGTGGCGCTAGAAGTAACTCCAGCAGTATTTACTGAAATACCAGCAAATATACCCGATGAAGCTTTAATTACAGTATTGGTATTAGTAGTAATCCTAGTAAAAGAGCTTTGCTGAGATACTGGTAAGGGTGTTAAAGTCCCAACAGGAACGCAATTTTGATTAGTAGGATTACTTGATATTGCTGTATTATAGCAAGGATTACGCTGAGATTGAGCTTCAGCAAAATGTGGGTAGAAAACTAAAGCGATTAATAAAATTAAAAACTTCTTCATCGTTAAAAACCTTTAAAAAAGAAACCCGGCCCTTTTGGAGCCGGGTTAGTTTGGGAGGATTATGCAGAAACGAAACGACGCCAATTACCATTCTTTATACAAACAAGAACAATAGCTGCACCGTTAGCAAGAGATATACCAACATTACCAGCAGTAGCATTGATAGTGTCTGTTCCGTTACCAAAAATTTGAGCAGCAGCGGCACCATTATTAACAATAGCAATTTTCAATCCTGTTTTAGCAGGAGGTAAAACAACGCTATCGCCACCAGTAGCAACTACTTCCAAACTTACATTAGAAGCATTAATTACAGGCGTAGCTGCTGTTAACGTACCACCAGCTAAAGCTGTAATTTCTTGATAAGAATTAAGCTGATCGTCAATGCTGTTTAAACGAGAACCGGGCAGCAATTGACGGCCAACAGTGAACCTAGTTTTATGAGGTAAATTAGGTAAAGCCATATCAGTAATCCTTTCTATGATTGAGTTGGATTACTGTACGCGATACCAAACGCCATTGTTATTAGCGCCAGCTAAATAAGCCCAACAGTTTCTAGCGAGCGTAACAGTACCAGCAGTACCAACAGCAGTAGCTACAGGAACACTAGTAGGAGTGACACCTGTAATAGTAGGGGTATTGTTAAAGTTATTAGTACCAGCAGCGACAGCAGTAAGAGTTAAAACGCCGCTACCAGCATTAACTAAACAAAACTGTTGATTGCTCATCGGATTAGGAGGCAACTTAAAAGAAGTATAAGTTGCAGTACCAGCACCAGAATAAACAAACGTACCAGTTCCGTCAGTAGCTTGAACTAAAGCTGTAGTACCAGTAGTAGACGAAACAGCTAATGAGCCATAACCACTACCAAACAACGAAGTTGGAATAGTGATAGTATAAGGCTGAATAGTAGCGCCTTGAGGATTTACATAATTGGTATCAGCCGGGAAAGTCTCAGTACCTTGAAGATAGGTAGGCCCTGCCGGTTGATATTGATTACAAACACCATTGTTACCATAGCTAGTACAATTAGTATTTGCAGTAACACCAACACCCGGATAATTAGAGAATGCGCCAGCAGCCAATGCAGCCGCCGCACCACCAATTAATAACGTAGCTGCAAGAATAATCTTCTTAAGTTTCATAGTTCTCTCCAAATATAACATTTGCACTATTGCAAATGTATCCAATCAAAAATATTTAACGAAAACCACTCCCACCAACTAACTTGAGTTGAGGTAATGACGTTTCGTTATTTAATATTTCTGATTTGTTATTTGGATTGTTTGTATCGTCAGCTTGTTTAGGCTCAGGCTTTACAAGCTTAATACCAACAAAGTTATTTGTATTATTTGTAGTGCTATTATCTATCTCAATGACGTTCTTATTAACGTATCCTTTAGCTTCACCATATAATTTTAGTGCAGCAAGTCTATCTTTACCCTCGTTAACAAAACGTCTAACACCACCTATTTCATAGGTAGCATCATAAAACTCCATTACTTTAGCTAAATATTGCTCTTTGTCAATATTTTTAGATTTTACTTCAATTGCTTGTAAATACTGATCTTTTGCAGCAATAACCAATGGGTCAGCTATCCAGTTCTGAGCTACCCACACACAAACGCCTTGACCGTCTGGAAAAATAATTTTCGACGCTTCATAAGGCGTCAAACCTTTTGCAAGCTCAATGCCGTACAGCTTCTTATTTGCCTCAGTATCGGCAAAAATAGGCTTAGCCGTTGATTGAGGATCGCCCCAACCCGGTTGCACTACAAATACAGGGTTATTTATCCAAGCTTGCATAAGCAAGACATAGCACAAATTTTAAAAATAAAAAGCCCTCCTGAAATTAATCAGAAGGGCTTCTCCTCGGAATAAGCGTTAACCTCAGCAAGCCTAATACTGAGTTTTACAGTTACCACTGGTCAGTGTGGCAGTATGCTTACCCGGAATTGGCGACTTGCGAGCTTTTCAACTCGCTATCCACCATGAGGAGACAATCTAACGTACATCCGGCTAGATTGTCAATTGGCATTTTCTTAGTTAAGCTAATTTTACTTGTCAAGTGGCGCGTCCTGCAAGACTTGAACTTGCAACCTACGGACTAGAAAACCGTCACTCTATCCAGTTGAGCTAAGGACGCATGGCTGGCGCGATAGGATTTGAACCTATAACCCTTGGCATCAAAAGCCAATGCTCTACCAATTGAGCTACACGCCAAAAACCATTTAAATTTGGTAGGGGTACTATGAATTGAACATAGATCAAACCGTTATGAGCGGTCGGCTTTACCATTAAGCTATACCCCCAAAACTTGCTTGCGTCTTTCTTGTTCGTTATGCCATACCGTATAAGTCATAAGTCTCCAACCTAGAATATCGTATTCTTCTAATTTTGATGAAGTATTTTCTAGCCA